TTTCTACACCACAGGAGTTTTATCAACTCGTTCCTACAGATATACGAGAAAACCTTCTGTTTAGAATTGAATTACATAAAATGCTTAGTGTTGATAAAAAGTTACAGCGTGTTTATTTACAGATGTGTAAAAATTATTATCCTATTATTTTTTCTACGACTTTTTTTACTCTAAATCCTCAAAAATCGCCGGGGTATCGTATGCAACCTTTTATCTTGAGACCGACACAGATACCTGCGGTTGAGAAGTTAAATTGGTGTATTGATAATAAACAGGATACTGGTCTGAATAAGAGTAGAAAGCAGGGAGCAAGCGAACTTTGCTGCAAGTTGTTTGCAGCAAAAGCACTATTAGAGGCAGACTCCCATTTTATTATTGGTTCTCGTAAAAAAGAACTTGTAGATAACTTTGGAGACCCTTACACTCTATTCGCCAAGGTCGATAATGTGTTTGATTGCTTACCTTCTTGGTGGTTAGAATTATGTGGTTATGATAAGAAAAACAACCGTAAGGACATGGTCCTTACAATACCGTCTACCAATTCTTCATTTGCTGGAGAAACTACAAACGAGAACTTTGGTGCTGGAAGTCGTGGAACTGCGCTCCTTCTTGATGAGTTCGGGCGTGTAGACATGTCTGTCGCCGAGTCGATAGAGGGGTCAGTTCACGACGTGGCTGATTGTGTTATATATAGTAGTACCCATTGGTTGGGTATAGGGCATACATTTAATAAAGCTCTTAAAAAAACAACTACTCATGTAATAAACCTGTTTTGGTATACAAACCCTGAAGAAATGCAGGGGTTATATAAGACACCAGAGCCAGGAGAAATTGAGATAGTTGACAAAGACTACTATTCTGAACAGGATTTAGAAGAGGCTTTAACACTAAATTCTATTTCTCAGTATAACCCTACGGAGAAGCGAGTACAGTTTATTGCAGACGGTCTTAAAGGAATACCATCTCCATATCGTGCTCCTTGGTTTGATTTTCAGGAAAAGAAGCGTAAGGGAAACAAACGAGACTTCGTATGCAATGTTTGCGGTACACCCCTCGGTGCTTCTGACGCCCCATTTGACACAGAGATTTTAGAAACAATAAAAGAAAAGGATGTTCGCTGTCCTGAGTATGAAGGTGAAATACGTTTCGAGACTTATGATGATGGGACTGTTGATGAAGAGGATGTTTATTTCATTGAGAACTATGGCTCTTGTAGACTTAAATGGTGGGGAACCTTGCCATTTGGAAGACCGTACCAAAGACACAACTACATAATTGGAGTAGACCCGTCTTATGGGTTAGGCTCCGCTAACTCTGCTGCTTGTATTTATGATGTTAATACAAGAGAACAGGTTGGGTCTTGGGTAGATGCCAATACTAAACCCGAAGACTTTGCTGATATGATTGTAGCCTTGGCTTATTGGATTGGTGGCGTTACAGCCCCGTTCCTAATCTGGGAGAGCAATGCTGGTTGCGGTCAAAACTTTGGCAGGAGAGTAATACACCAAGGTTATTATTCTGTTTATACACAGAGGCGTGAAGACTCTAAGACCCGCAAGAAGACAAAGAAGTGGGGTTGGATGTCTAATGAGACTGCCAAAGAGTCTTTGTTGGGAGACCTGGGTGTAGCACTAAGTGGTGGTTTGGCGAGAGATAAAAACTATCTGGCAATTATAATACACGAAGAGGAATTAGTCCACGAGTTGTCTGACTACGTGTTTAAAGAAAAAGGAAAAGGCATCATAGCCTCATCTAAAGCCGATTTAGGGACAGGTGCTTTAGAGAGACACGGGGACAGGGCCATTGCTGCTGGTTTATGTGTTCTTGGTACTAAAGAACAGATAGAAGGTAACTTAGTTGATGTAAAAGAACCACCAGTTGATAGTTTTGAGTTTAGGTTTAGGAAGTGGCAAGCGGAGCAAGAACAAGATAAGCGTAGAAGAAGGCGGTTTTTATATTAATGGCAAAACACTATATAGACGAGGAAAATAAGAAGATGTCATTTCCAAGGCGTCTTCAAGAACTTGTTAAAGTTTGGCAGAAGAAGAATAGGGTTATTTTAGACCACCAGGAAAAGTTGCTTAAACTTTGGGCAAGTGGTTTCTTTGATATGGGTTATGGGAGAGAGCACCTTATAAACCTTATAGATAGAGGTGTGTTTACTATTGTCCCTTATCTTGTTGAAGGTAATCCTAAAGTAATGGTTGAGCCTATTATGGCTAATATGAAGCCTTGGGCTTATACTACACAACTTGCGCTTAATTTTCTAATAGATAAAATGGAATTAGCAGACAAGGTGTTTATCCCAGTTGCTATAAATTCCATGTTCGGTGCTGGCATCACCCGTAGTTTTACAGAGTATGATAGAATAATTACTCTTGATGGAGAAGTTTATAAATCAGGTATGCCAGCTATTAAGGTTATCCATGATTCAGATTATATTGGAGACCCCTCTGCAAAAAGTAGAGATGATTTTATATTTGAAGGAGACATTTATAAACTACCTACGGCTTATGCAAAAGACCTATTTGCTGGAAAGGATAAATTTGGAAATCAAATAGCTGATTACATTTCAGCAGACTATAAGTTAAGTACTGATTTTAGTCCTGATAATATATCTAATCCTGACTATGACCAAAATAGATTTTCTGCAAGAGAGTTTACAAACTTTATAGATTTGTATCTATATGATGAGAATGTTACTGTAACAATTATGCCAGATGGTAAGAAGGCAAAGATACTACGAGAGGTTGAAGAAGACGGCCCCAAAGAGTCACCGTATGATTATCTTGGGTATAAGTTCTTTCCTGGAGTTTCTGTGCCTATACCCCCTGCTTGGTTCTGGCATGATTTAGACGTATCTACAAATATAGTAGCTAATACTGCAAGAGAACAGGCAGAATCACAAAAGGATTTAATATTATCTTCTCCACAGAACAAAGACCTTAATAAAAAAGTTACTAATGCCAAAAACATGGATGTTCTTATAGTTAAAGATCCTGTAGAGGGAGTACAAAAGATTTCTGTTGGTGGTATGAACACAGAGAATCTTGGTTGGTTACAGTTTACTGAGATGGCATTTAATAAATCTGGAGGTACATCAGAAATAATGGGTGGGCGGGGAGCGGATGCTCCCACACTTGGGCAGGAAAAGATGCAGTTTCAAAATGCAAGTCGTATTGTTAATAATATGTACACCCGTTTTCATGGGTTTATGACTTCTGTACTTAAAAAGCTAGCTTGGAAGGTTTGGACAGACCCTACTGTTTATATTCCAGTAATTAAAGAAATACCAGGAATAGGGGAAATACCACAGGTGTTTGATCAAGCAGATAGGGTTGGTGACTTCTATGACTTTGTATATGACATAGTACCTTACTCGACGCAGAGAATGAGTCCAGAGATGAAGTATCAGAGGTTGATGCAGTTTGCTTCACAGTGGATACTCCCAACTATGCAAATTGCAGCACAACAAGGAGCAGAGTTTGATATACCAGAGGCCACTAAGACTATGGCAGAGTACCTTGGGCTTACTACATTTAATCAGATGTATAAGACAGCAATACCACAACCATTAGACCAGGGTGTCCCATATCAGATGCAGCCGATTTCAGGAAAGAAACAACAGGCCCAGGGGCAGGGGAATGATGCCTTTGGAGCGTTGATGGGTAGCCGTGAGGCTCAGTCGAGTCGCAAACAAGGACAAGAAGACTCTAAGGTAGGTGTTTAAGGAGGTAGATGATGAAGAATACATTAATGTTTGTATTAATGGGGGTTATACTTATTGCAGTAATAGGCTTACCTTTTTTAGCCGTACGTTCCGTACAACCAAAAGTAATTGTAAAGATAGTAGAACCAATATCTATTGTAAAAGTAATACCAGAAGTTCTTTATGGCGTTGTACACATTAGGTGTCCACAATGGCAAGGTAGTGGTTTTGTTATAAGTGAACACCTTATAGCTACAGCAAGACATGTTGTAGAGGAGGTTGAAGATTTTGAGATTACATTTAATGACGATACTGTTCGTTATGCAACCAAAGCTATTTCAAGTGTAGACCATGATATTGCTTTTATATGGGTAGATGAGTCAATGCCAGCAATCGTTAAACTTGGCAGTATTAAAGAGTGTTTACTTGGACAAACAGTATTTGCTATAGGTTCTCCTTATGGTAAAGTAAACTATAACTCTGTTACGCTTGGTATTATATCTGGTCTTAATAGAGATTATGATGAATTGAATGATAGTATGTATGGGAGTGTTGATTATGGGTGGGATGTGGCTTTTCAAACAGACGCCCCTGGTCATCCAGGTAATAGCGGCGGCCCTATATTTACGCTTGATGGTAAAGTACGAGGTATCCTTGTTGGTGGGTTTTCTCCAAGTCTTATTATTGCTATGCCTGTGGATTTATTCCTCGAAGACATTGAAATGATAGAACTTATGTTTTTGCAGGATGAATATTATCACGAAGAAAAACCAGAATATACTTATGATAGTTATTATAACTATGATGAAGACAATGAATACTACAGGAAATAGTAATGGAATGGTTAAGAGAACTAATTCAGAGATTAACTTGCTTTATCCCTCGTCCTCTTCTTTTAACGGATTACGAGGCTGGAGTTAGAGTTACTTGGGGAAAATGGAATAAAGAAATTTCTTCTGGTTTGTTTTGGTATATACCTTTATTCCAACGTATTGTCTGGATGGAGATACAGACGCAGATTGTTGACCTTCGGGGCCAGTCTGTTCATACCAAGGACGGTAAACATATTATTGTTTCTGGTGCTGTTCAGTATTCTATTAAAG